TATCAGTCCAGTCTACTCGGAGCGTTTGACCGCCCTTAGTACACCGGTAACCATATATGAGTGCAGTGAGTATGAATGTCATCATCGGGAACGTGAAACCGTTTCCCATAGTTGACACCATATTCATTACTGTCCACTCTCCAGGTGATGTCTCTATCTCTTTTGACCGTATTCTGGTTAAGAGATCGATCCAATCACGAGGAAATAAAGCTCGTACTAAGTCGAGACTAATCATATCAGACGCAGCCTTGAGGTCGATAGTCGCAAGACTACCGTCTTTCGAACCGCGTTCAGCAAGGAGCTTGTTTTTCTCCTGCTGGTTTGATATGTTTAATCCGATATAACGTAGAGCCCCTTCAAGATATGACCCTGCAGCAAGCTGCATGACCATATTCCCTGAGGGCTCAATCGCTATAGTACGATCAGTTTCCTGATTTTTCTGGACTGTTGTCAGACGCGAACCCCGCATCCAGGAGTAACCCTTACGACCGTTAAGCTCATCATTGAGCTGGAAGTAGGTATTAGTTCTCCTGAGTTTTATGATGTAGGGAATGCACCAAGAAGTGACAGTCATATCCTGAGTGATTTTATCAGCGCAATGGGTACCTTTGATGCCATTACTGGCACCGGGCCCAAAACGCCAAAAATCATACAGTAGATCGAGATCTAAAGGCGCTTGTATAGCGTCCTCCACGTGAACCTTTGTAAAACGTTCAAGCACAATAGTTATAAAGTGCCTGGCGTTAGACAAAATATCCTCGTTGAGAGACAAGACAACTTCTCCAACTTTACTGTTGGTGGCGAGAAAATCGCCAATTGCCTTGTTTTTTAGATCATCGTTCTTGATAAGAGCACGTTTCTGTGCTCTATCATATTGACGGCTAATTGCAAAAAGTCGATCCTCTGACTTAGCGCGCATAGCACACACTTTTAGGTCTTCTGAAAGGATTGTGAAGAAAGGACTCAATAAGTCACCGTCTTTAACCTTTTTACTGTCTTTGCTCATAGAATATCTCCTAATGAGTGATTTAGATCATATAGCCAAAAATAGTTCCTAAAATAAAATAGGTTCCTATGACTACCATTAGCATAACTAAGAAAACAGTTAAGCGCATGGGAGTTGGCTAAAGAACGCCAGTAGTCGTAACATCGAAAATACCGCCGTCTTCTGCTTTTATTGCGCCAATATGGCACGATAACATAGCAGCGACGTCGGCGCTCTCGAACG